GAGTACAACCGCACAAACTACAGCTTGCTTAAAAACGGTATGCAGCCAAGCGGCTCACTAACAACAGAATCAACAGTAGATGATGATAAGTTTGAGCGATTACGCGAACAGTTTGCAGATACATACACTGGAAGCGGCAACAATGGCAAACCTATCATCTTAGAAGGTGGCTTAAAATGGCAGCCATTCGGGTTTAACTTGCGCGATGCAGAATTTTTAGGCGGTAAAACATCAAGCAAAAAAGATATATGCGAAGTTTTAGGCGTACCAACACAGCTAATCGGTATTGAAGGCAGCCAAACCTATGCTAACTATGAGCAAGCAAGGGCGGCATTTTATGAAGATAGAGCAATCCCTTTGTTAAATATGTTTTTATCTGGTTTAAATCGTTGGCTTGGCTTGCGTGCAGGTTTACGACCTGATGATGTTATTTGTGTTGATAATGATGGCGTGTTAGCGTTAGAACCAAGACGCACAGACAGAAACAAGATGCTAGACACATTACAATCAATTACAGTTAATGAAAAGCGCACAGCGATGGGCTATGAGCCTAAAGACGGTGGCGATGAGTTGCTAGTCAATAGCGGGTTAGTGCCGATTGAAATGGCAGGGGCAGATATTCCACCAATGGGCGGCGGCCTATGAACAAAACAGAGCGCATGAGATATGCAAGGGCTATATTGTTAGCTCAAGATAAAATCGCGCTTGTTTTTTTTCGCAAAATTAGAGCCGAGCTAAAGAGAGTAGGTAAAGAGCTAGGCGAATCATACGCACTCAATCAAACAAGTTTACAATTTCCAGACTTGCAACAAAAACATAAAGAGCGCGTTATCAAGATACTAAATGACCTTGTTTTTGCTACTGTTAAAGTATTTATGAATGACAAAGTGGGGCAAAAGCGGATGTTTACGCTAGACGTAGCCAACGAAGTTTACGCCTTGCTTGCTGCCAACGTACTCACCACAAGCGCATTAATCAGTCAAAACACAGTGGCCTCCGCAACAGTCGTTATATTAAAACAAATGAAATTAAGCAGAACCAAACCTAAGGCAGCCGAACCTGAAAACATAGCCAAAAAGATAGCCAAAAAGATAGGTGGCGTTAATTCTATTAGCCGAGCAATGACTATCGCACGCACAGAAACTCACAAAGCAGCCAACACGACACAATACACAAAGGCAGAATGGGCAGCTCAAGAAAGCGGCTTAAAAGTAGAGGTTGAGTGGATTGCAACAAATGACGGGCGCGTGAGAGATAACCACAGGCACGCCAACGGACAAAAAAGACCAATAGGGCAACCGTTTAATGTGGGCGGTGAAGCCATGAGATACCCAAGCGACCCAAGAGCAAGCGCAAAAAACACGATAAATTGTCGATGCGTTTTGGGTTATGATACGATAGACGAATAAAGGACAATAAAAAGCCGCGCATGGGGTGAACGACATAACGCGGCTTGACTGAGTAAACAATCGCTTAAATGTTACCGCATTTTTGGAGCGATTGCAAAATGCAAATTTTATATACAAAAGCCTTGTCATTAGTTGATAGCAACTTTACGGCAAAGGCGGACAAAGATGGTGCATTTTCAGGTTATGCAGCCGCGACTGGAAATGTGGATTTAGGCAACGACATTATCATGAAAGGTGCGTTTAACGATTGGCTAAAAACAGCCGATGCTAGTCGTGTGCGTGTGTTGTGGAATCACGATTGGGACAGGCCAATCGGTAAAAACATGGCCATGACCGAGGACGAAAAAGGATTGCTAGTCGATGGCGAGCTTTTGCTTGATATTAAAAAAGCACAAGAAACACGAACACTAATACAAAATAACGCGATTGATGGCTTGAGTATTGGATACCGAGTCGATGATTACAGCTTTGACAACAATGTACGAATTATCAAAAAGCTATCTGTTTTAGAATACTCTTTTGTGACGTTTGCGATGAATCCCAATGCTATTGTAAATGACATGAAAAGTGCTAAACTAGATAGCGTAAGAGACATAGAAAACTACCTGCGCGATGCTTGTGGGCTTTCGAGAAACGATGCAAAAACGCTTATTAGCAAAATCAAAAATAGTCGAGATGACGATTCAAGATTGAGCAGCTTAGCAACATCATAATTGAAACTTAACGAGACATTACGAGGCAAATAACCATGTCTAGCGAGTTAGAAGTCAAAAACCTAATCGATACCGTTCAAAAATCGGTATCTGATATGCGCTCCGATTTTGAGCAACAATTACAGTCTGTTAAAGCAAACAAAGGCACAGCAGAGCTTGAATCAAAAATCAATGCTCAAACTAACGATATTACAGCGTTAGTTAATACCATTGCCGAGATGAAAAAAGCGCAACTTGCCAATGCTGAATTAAAGCAAAACGCTGCTGATTTTGTCGAACCTGAAGTGAAAGCCGCGTTTAATCACTTAATTCGCAAGGGTGAAGGTGGTTTAGATGCTAAGGCGTTATCTTCTTTAACTAATCCCGATGGCGGTTACTTAGTACCACGCGATACAAGTGGTCGTATTGTGATGAAGGTACAAGATTACAGCCCGATGCGTCGTTATGCCTCTGTTCAGATGATTAGCGGTGACGCGCTAGAGGGTTTGAATGATAACGGCGTTATCAGTACAGGTTGGGTTGGTGAAACTGCAGCACGTCCAGCGACTAACACCACTCAATTAGGTATGTGGAAAGTGCAAGCGCATGAAATCTACGCAAATCCACAGGCTACACAACGTCTTTTAGACGATGCAGAAATCAATATTGATTCGTGGTTGACAGGCAAATTAGGCGAAGCCTTTGGTCAAGCCGAGGCCGATGCTTTTATCAATGGTAACGGCGTAGGCAAGCCACGCGGCATATTATCACGCACCTTTGCAACCACTAAGGACTCTAGCCGCTCATGGGGTACAGTTCAAAAAGTGGTATCTGGTGCAAGCGGTGCGTTTGTTGCCACTCCGAACAGCGGTGATTGTTTAATCACTCTGATGACTGCATTGCATCCAAAGTATTGGGCTGGTGCTATCTTCGCTATGAATCGCTACACATTAGGCGAAGTAATGAAGCTCAAAGACAGTAATGGAAATTACTTGTGGCAGCCTAATTTTCAATTAGGTGCAGCAGGTACTATTCTTGGCCAGCGTGTTGATTCATCTTTCGACCATCTGCCAAGTTTAGGCTCAGCTTCTAAGTCTATCGTTTTTGGTAACTTTGCAGCAGCTTATCAGATTGTTGACCGTAAGGGCATCACAATTTTGCGCGACCCATTGACTAACAAGCCGTACGTTGGTTTTTACACCACTCGTCGTGTTGGTGGTGATGTTATCAACTCAGAAGCCTACAAAGTTTTGAGCTTTGAAGGTGAATAATTGGGAGTTTAGAAATGAATAAAATCCGTGATTTACATAGCGCGATTACAGTCGAAAACGGACGCACAACCGCAGCAATCACAAGCAATACCACGTCTAATGGTGCGATTATTGACTTGCAAGGTTGCGGTGGTGTTGAGTTTATTATGACTGTTAGCGCGCGCACAGACGGCACTTATACACCGTCTATCCAAGTTGGTAACGATAGCGGTTTATCTGATGCGGCTAGTGCTGACAGCTCTACTGTTCGAGGCTCGTTAACTGCTGTTACCGCTAACGGTGTAACGAGCTATGGTTTAGCAGCTACTACATTCCGTTATTGCCGTATTGTGATTACATCAACAAGCGTATCGAGCGGCGCAACAGTCGGAGTCACTGCTGTTAAGCATGATTTAGACCAAGCTGGCACTGCTTAAACAGCAAAAACTAAGGGGCAGCAATGCCCCTTTTTTAGAGTTAAATAATATGTCTTTATTGATTACCGAAGCAGCCGAGCCGATAACCACAGCAGAGGTTAAAGCATGGGCGAAAATTGAAAATAGCGACGAAGACAGCTTAGTTAGCTCTTTGATTACGTCATGCAGACGTGAAGTAGAATCATACACAAAACAGGTGCTAAATAATCAAACTTGGCAAACTGTTTATCCAAACGACAAAGCAAAAACTCTTTTTTATTCGCCACGAATTACGGTTAGTGCGGTAACGGTTGACGTTAACGGCACTGCTTTAACAGAAACAACCAACTATGTTATCAATAAGCAATTAGGCCGCGTAAAACTGCTAACACAATATAGTGCTGATGAAGTGATTACAATCGAGTGGGATATTGTGCCAACATTAAGCGCACAAGCAGCACTTAAACAAGCCACTTTAGACCTAATTACATATCGTTTTTACAATCGCGGCGCGTCTGATATGCCGTTATTAGTGCAGCAAGTGCTTAATCAATACCGAGTGTTTTGTGTATGACTGTCAACATTGGCGAGCTAAAACATCGTATTACATTTTGGCAAGAGTCAAATGTAAGCGACGGGCAAGGCGGATTTGTGACTACATGGTCACAACTTGCTAATGCTTGGGCTAAAGCCACAGAACAGACACCAAGAGATCGTTTTTATCGTGGTGAAGATGCACACACTCAAGGCGTAACATTTACTATCAGACAGCCGCAAACTTTTACGCTAGACACTCGTACAAGCGACAAGTTAAAAATAGTACATCGTGGTATTGATTTTAGAATTGTTGGCATTAGTCGTAACAAGTTTAATTTAGACTTTTACGATATTAGTGTCGAGCAATGGGGAGCAGTCACACAATGAAAATGCGCGGTGCTGTCTTTTTACTGTATGCCGAAATCAGCAGTGTAATGACGCTAATTGCCTCATGCGTGACAAATACACTAACAGCTAATAGTGAAACGGTGGACGTAACAGATAAAAGCGTTTTATTTCGCGAACTGTTAGAAAATGCAGGAATTAGCAGCGTTAGCGTTAAGGCACAAGGCGTTTGCAACAATAGCGCATCGTTTGCATTTTTACGCCAAACAATCATTAGCGGTACATTATTTAACGCCCGTATTGAGTCAAACACTAGCGAAGTTTATACGGGTTTATTTGCGCTTACATCATTTGAATCGTCGGGTGAGTATAACAAAGGCGAGTTATTTGCGATTACGTTAGAAAGCGCAGGAACAACGGCCTTTGTTGATAACGATTTTAGGTTGTTAGAGACAGGCGGAATACGTTTGTTAGAAGATGGCTCATATCGGATATTGGAGGCAGCATGACAACACTATATCAACAGTTTAATGCAGCTTTGCAGCGTCGTCTTGAAGCAAATCTTGTTATTGCAGGTGAGCTTGTGGCTACAGAAGTCAGGCGCAATATTAACAAGTCGCCACGCGGTGGTAAAACTTACGTTAAGACTAATCCTAATCGCGTACACAAAGCATCGGCAGCAGGCGAAAGCCCTGCCACAGACTTAGGTTTTTTGGTGCGCTCAATTCAAATGCAGCCTGATTTAGATAATTTGCGCGTACAAGTGGTAAGTTTGGCAACTATTGCGCCCTATGCAAAAAGATTAGAATTTGGCGATTTATCTCGTGGTTTACAACCCAGACCATTTATGTTTAAAGGCTTACAAGCCAAAAAGCAAAAAGCGATTGATATTGTACAACGTGCAATTAACCAAGCATTACGCGACATGAATGGGGCAAACATTCAATGAGCCTATTTAATGATTATGTCAAAGCGGTTTATGCCAAGTTAAACGCAACAAGCGGATTGACTGGCATTGTCAGCGAATCATTAAACGACACGGATTCATTCCCGAAAATTTGGTTAGAAGATGGCGGCGCGGATGATTGGTCAAACAAAGACGATGACGGCTTAGATGCTATCGTTAATTTGCACATAGGCTCACGCTATCGCGGCACAAAAGAATTGAGAGAGTTAATGGACAAGTGTCATACAGCATTGCATTTTGTTGATTTAACTCTCGCCAATGGGCAATCGGTGTTATGCCAATTTTTACGGCATGACATTGTAACAGACTCCGACGGCACTACTCGCCATGGGGTTATGCGTTTTAGTTTACTAATTAGCGAGGTGGTTTAACATGTCTAAGTATAAAGGTCGTGAGTTACGCATCAAAGTCCGTACTTCTACTGGTCCCGATGTTTTTGCGGTTGTTGGTGGTATTCGTACCGAGTCAATGACAATCAATTCCGAAACAGTTGATGTTACCGACAAAGACGGTAACGGGTGGCGCGAATTGTTAGAGGGTGCAGGTATTAC